CAAGACACGCTTTGTCGCAGCACAGTTTCTTCAAGTGTTCCGACTCTGTTTACCAATGTTGTTAAAAAATCTCTTAGGTTTTGAACAAGCCCTGCATCATTCTTGAACGTGGAATCAATGGTGTTCGCCTTTGTAACAAAATATTGCTCGGTTGTTTCGTAACTTTCGGCAGTTAATTTATCATACCCCTTGTCTCTTAAAAACTCGTCAAGTTTCACTATCTGTTCATCCTCTGCATTTTGTGAAACTATTGCACTAATGGTTTCGTTTTGTGCCAACGATGTCGGAAACTCGATTCTTAAATCATCCGAAAATAACGACTTTGCAGGGTTGGACGGGTATCCTGCCTCACTCACTGCCCTGACCTGTATGATAACAGCCTCGCCGTATGTTAATGGAATATCCACTTGGTTTATATTGTTTTTTTGGGCATTGGCTATGTCATTTTGTTCCCATTCATATTTTTCGGTATCAGAATTGAATTCTTTTTCCAAAACTATTGGGGGCGCATCAAACCATGGAGATTTCGTGCCGTCAACACCGTCAATGCTACTCAATGATTGTGAAATTGAGGCTCTTGAATTTGAGGGTACATATTTATACCGCACTTCATAAGACACGAGTCGTTGTGTTTGCCCATCATTTGATACGGGCTCGTCAATTTTAAAAAATCCACGCACATGGTATATTGGCTGAACCTTGTTTGCGGATGTTGTTGAGCTAACACTAGAAATTTCCTTAATGGTTGTTTGGAGTTTTTTTGATTGCAGATTTCGTGCTGACTCCTTCGACCCTAGTATAGTTTCGTCCTGAATTTTGGCAGTCGAACTTCTATATGTCGAACGTGCCAAGCGATTCCGTATTTCAGAAATTTCGTTGGACAATGATGCTAATTTTGTTGATGTATTGTTTTTGACTTCTTGCAGTCTTTTTATTTTTTCAAATTCGCCTGTTCTTGATAGATGGGCATTGATTTGAACCACACTAAAATTTTCTGTTTTTAGTGTTGGTTTTGCTATATCCAATGCCACGGCACGTGATACCGATTGATCGGAAACTTGACTCAGGATGAATTGTCCAATAGGCAGAACATTTGTGTTGTAGTATTCGTCAAATGGTACTGTTATGCCACTTACATCAACCGAGTAGTTCGCACTTGAGATTGGTATATTTTGACTCCATTCGCCTGCAATTCCCGTGTCGGGTTTGATTGGGGCAAAAAAAGCAAAGGAACGTTCGCCACCCTCGATAGGTATTGATACAGTTTTTGTGATATCATTTTGGTCATGAAATCTAAGCGTTTGTATACCTGACGTTATTGCCTTGAACCCGCCTTTTTTGCGTAGGGTCACAAACACACCATTAATTAGTGTTATGTTGATAACGTCCCAAATAGAATCACCGTTGGCTGTTACCAAAACATCCCCGACTGTCAATTGTTTGCTGTTGATGACCGTACTAATAGAGTCGTTGTATGTATTCTTGTCCAATCGACAAGTAAAATCACCATTTGTTTCGTTGGCTATATTTAACACAGAGAATGCCCCATAGAACCTTACCTTTTGGGCATCCAAAGTAAACACAGAGTCAAACTCCTTATAGGTGGTAGCCGTGTCGTTTAATGCCTGTAATACGGCACTTCTTGTGCTTGTGGTTGTGACATTGAGTGTGTCAAATTTGTCGTTCTTGTCCGATCCTGTAATAACAAACTTAGACAGTCTGACATGTTGTATATGCGAAAATTGTGGCGGTAGTGTTACTTGCACTCTACAAATTGGATCCGTTAATGCCTCCAACAAATGATTCTGTTTGATTGATAGTGTTGTACTAACCACATAATCTGTTGATAACAATTCAGAAAACGCACGCTCAAATGAGCCAATATACAATATTCTAACATTGGGGTCGGCAATCGAAACGGTTAACGTTTGTCCACTATCCGACAGTGATGTAAGAGCATCCACGGTGTTTTGAAGTGCCTTAATTTTTCTGTCGTTATTGATATTGGAAGGCAGGTTAAATACTGTGTTTGTTCCGTCACCATTATCAATGGCAATTTCTGCGAATGCAACATCCGAAAAATTTGTCTCGTTAAATGCCGTAAGAATTGCCAACGCATTATTCATCAACAATTGTAATTGGGCTATTTGGTCATTAAGTGTGCTCATTAACTATTGGGTTTTTTGATATGTACAAAAAAAAGCGTTCTACCAAAGTAAAACGCTTTTTTTATCTGTTTGGACAATCAACCAATAGAATCAATAACATCTTTTGAGTAATAATACACACCCTTTTTATGCTTCTTGGCAAAGTCGATTTCTTTTTTTGTGCTTGACCCTATGTAGCCCTTAACATCAATAACTAGAATACAATCCGACATCAGGATCTTGTCGTTATGGAGACAATCCAACTTTGCCTTTACTGTTGTAGAGAAAAACAATTCCTTTTCTTTGGGTGGCATTGTGTGTCCAAATATACCACAAGAAATTACAATATGTCCTCTTGCTGTTAATTGTTTGTTTACTTCGTGAAACTCCTTTTCAAATTTTGTGGAGCCACATAATGTTACAATTGTTCTTTTCATTTTTTCTTGTTCAATGTTCTATTAAATACTTGTTGATCGTTAGTTTAGGGAAATTTATAATGTACCATTTATTTGGTCTGTATAATCCTATCCACCTTCCTATGTAAACATCGCACTGATGTAAAATATCTCCAAAGTGAGGCTGTGATAATGTATGTGCACACACTGACAAGTCTATAACAAGATTTACACTAGCATAGTCCAATGCGTCTATCGCATCGTTGTGTCCGAGACCACGACTCTTAAGATTATGTAATATTTTTTCTTGTGTTGTCATATTATCCTGTATCTGTTATTGTAATGTATGTTCTGTTGTGCCAAGTTAGGTAAAAATATCCGAACGTGCAAATAAGTAAAATGTTTTGTACATATATCAAAAAATATATAACCCTAATGTATCAATGTGCGACCACAAATGGTTGCTGCGATATATTATCATAAAACAATGCGAAAATGATTATACCACCCGAGAAGGCAAAAAACACCACGACGGTCACAAAGCCCGTCAAGCGTGCAAGAAAAAAAGCCCGAAAGAAAATAAAGGCAGATAAGGGTGGCATAAAACATTATGATCCACGTAAGCCACTTACAGGCAACGGTGCTGTGGATGCAATTGTATGGACATCAAAGAGTGCAAAATTGGCCATTGATGCGATTGCTGTTGGTCAGCCCCTTAAGAAAACCCCATTTTTTGACAATAACCCAAAACTAAAACGGGCAGAGTTGGTGTATCGACCGTCCAATAGCGAAACATTGGAGATGGTTTCGTGCATGACCAACATGTTGCATTTTGCCCGTAATTTTGCATACCTAAAACAACGTGACCAAAGTTATCAGCTATGTAATTTATTTCCACATCAGCTAAAGCAATTGGTGTCATACCTACGACACGATGACCACATACAGGCATGGTCGAGGCAGGCCTCAAAAACAACAACGGCTGCTATATATATACTGTGGAATGTCATGTTTCACAAGAATAGAAATGTTGCAATACTTGCCAACAAACAAAAGACATCCAATGAGGTATTGGACAAAATAAAGGAAATTTATTACAGACTTCCTTTTTATATGAAAGCAGGTGTTGAGATATGGAACGAGAAGAACATCAAGTTCGATAACGGTTGTTCGATATTGGCGGCACCCTGTACCAAGGATGCAATCAACGGTCTTACCGTGCACACCCTGTATATTGATGAGTTTGCACTGTGCTTTGATGGGAACAAGGAAAAGCAGGCAGAATTTCTGTCAAATGCGGCACCTGCACAGGCAGCAGTAGAGAATCCCAAGCTTATTATCACAAGTACTCCAAATGGTAAAGACTTATTCTATGAGCTTTATGACGGGGCTGTCAAGGGTAAAAACTCTTACAGACCATCAACGGTTTATTGGTGGCAAATACCCTCACGTGATGTTGAGTGGGCAAAGAAAATGATCAGTAAGATTACGCTTCAAAAATTCAAGATTCAGTTTGAGATGTCTTTTGATACCCAACTGAATAAGCTGTTGTCTCCATTTACAATGCGTGAGTTGGACGAGAAAAAAGTTCCGTTCAAAACCCATGACTTAAGATTTAGGGGTATTGAGAAATACAGTCCGAAGATTAGATTTAGGCCCGATGCCGAAAAACTAAGGGATAAACACTATGTGGTGATCATAGACCTTGCAGAGGGTATTGGCGGCGATTCAACAACCGCACATTTTTTGTCTGTCCAACACCGAAAGGACGGGAATTTCAAAAGTAAAATATCCTTCAGGCAAGAATTTGTTTTGGAGGCAAACGACATACCGTTAGAAACCGAGATGCCTACACTTATCGTGCATACGTTGGCAACATTCACAACGTTTGAAAATATTAGAATCATCATAGAACGAAACACCTATGGTGACTACTTCATGACTCAAATAAACGAGGCAATGAGGAAGAATAATATTTTTATCCCTCCTGCCTGTTTTCTTAGGTACGGTGAACGGAGTAGCCGAAACACGAAAGGAAAACGGGTTGGCGGACGTGCGGTAGGATTAACAACAAACAGGGCGATTAAAAAAGTGTCTGTCAATGCATTCAAGCTTGCAATGGAAAATAATTTATTTGACATATCCGACGAGAAAACTATAGAACAAATAGGATTTTTCCAAGTAAACAAGAAAGGAACGTACCAAGCAGAATTGGGCAATGACGACAATGTTGTGCCATACTTACATCTAGGTTTTACGATACTGTCAAGGAATAGTGGACTTACGGCTTTCATTGAGCAATATTATGCACAAAAAAAAATGGCGGGTGTTGATTGGAGGTTTGCCTATAATTTTGATGATTTGCGCAATAGGCTTAAATATGAAGATTCGTAGTCATATTTTGAATAGTACATATAACATAATATTTTAAAAACCTATAAACAATATAAATCATGGCACTAAGTGTTAGATTACAACAAATAAGTAGACAAGCGGCGGGTTTGTACTTTATTGAGCGCACTTCTCCGCCACTCAGTGCAGCGGCAGAGCTTGATGGATATAGACTATTGATTGGACAATCCAAAAAAGGTGTGACCAATAAAATAATTCGTATTGATACATACCCACAATTTGTTCAGTTATTTGGTGATATTGACAGACGACTAGAACGTAGAGGCGGTTTTTTCCATCGTTCTGCCGAGATCATGCTTGCGCAAGGCCCGATAAAGGTAATGAATGTCAGAAGTTATGATGACACATTGGATGTTGTACAAGCAATTGGTCTTAACATACAAATGGATGACAACGGAAACAGTGTGCTTTCTGACAGACCATATACCAACTACTTTAATACCGACAGAAATTGGTTTGTTGATGAAGAAAATATCATTCCTAGCAACGACACTGATTTGTTGCATATTGTAAATATCGGAAATAAAGACCTAACCGTTTTTGTGCGACCACTAAAGAATGTTATTTACAAACAAACTATTGGGGAATATTACGAATTGCTTGACCAAGCCCTGCCTGAATCCATAGAGCCAACAATGTTGTTGAATGACACGTTTGTGGAGGTTTTTGTGTTTAACATTGATTTGACATTTGGTATTCCATCCTCTGTGGCTTACCTGTTTAATTCTGCGGGAAACCTTAGAAACGATGTTATTGATGCAAATGGACGTGATATTGATGCGTTACAACGTTTATCAAACGAAGAGGATGCACGCTTTTTAAATTCTTATGAAGGTTCGTTGATTTCAACATTAACAAACCAATCATCTGCAACCTTGGCGATTGACAACTTGATTAATATCGACTCTGATTTGACAGGATTGATCTGTAAAATAAACGAAGATGTATTGGATAATGCGGCAGATTTTGAACCTCCGACATTGGCAGAACTTTCAAGTGTTGCAACGGCATCTGCGCTGTCTAACGGCAAACGTCCTATCCCAATGGAGTTTTATGGAACAAAAACTATTGATTGGACGGGTTCAAACATGGACTACACACCAAGCGACAAGTATTCGGCAATGAGTATTGATGCCGACTTTGTGACGACAAACTATAACTCGTTGTCAAACGATAGTAATACGTTGTCACAGGCATACGTCCTTGAGAGCGGAAAAATAACGGCACAGGAAGATGTAAATAATTTTACAATTATTGGAAATCATATTGTCCATAACAATCCCATGCTTTTAGGGTTAGAGACACCTGTCGTGGCAGATTTTGATTACTCGAAACCTAGCTCAAACGTTATCTCTATTAGTGGCCAAGATTACGACCCAAGACGGTCGTGTATCATGACGAATGCCACAGCCGTAAAAACAGGCACATTATTCCTTGGAATGGATGGCAACCCAACAACAGTAACACGTTTCAATTTTATTGGGAAAAAGGTTGTTTTTGGCGGACTACACACTTCGACGTTTCCGCTTGATAGTGTTGGGGCTCCATTGGCCACATTTAATACTATTAGCGGTAATTGGGAATACTTGGGTGGTGTTAGTCTCGGACTGCCTGTTGAATATAACTACACAGGCATTGACCCGACCGACCCGACTTTTGGTTATCCAAAAGATCAAGTTGGTGGAACCGTCATAGCGTTCCCTGATATTGATGACGCTGCGATTGCGGCACTTGTTTTGGCGAATCCAACATTTTCGGTCGAGCTAAACTACTTCGTGGCCGAGTTTGATCGTCCGTTGTATGGCGGAGATGACGATGTATCCGTACCAACATCTGTTGGTGCAAGGAGCAATTTTTCCGTCTTGACACTAGACAACTCACTTGAGATTATTCTGTATCGTGAGCCTTCTACCAATGCCAACTACATGTTACAGTTGAATAGGGTTGTAGATACCACAAAGCAATTTAATCCAATTTCAATGAAAGGGCTTGCTGTTCGTAATGACCAATTTGTTAACGGTACACCAACACGATTGGAAGATGTGTTAAATGGTACAATTAGCGGACAATTATTGGACTTACTAACCGACAGGGAATATGAAACATACAGTTATTTGGTTGATTCGTTTGAGAGTTACCCAACAGCAAATATAAAATCACAGTTTACTGTTGTGGCGAGAGACCGTCAGGGTGGCATTACATCTTTGATAAACACGCCATTTGTAAAAACATTCAAGAACTCTACGGATCCATTTTTCAAGGATTCACCAACAGACACCAAAATTAACATAGAACATTTTGAGGATGGTGGTAATCTATTGTTGCCTTATAGTCAATTATTCACGCTCCCGACAAAACAACAAGGTGCGGCTTATGGTGCAACTTATTTTCCTAATGCAACGATCAAAGACAATGGCAGAGACATTAAAATGCCTATGGCTCCAATCGTGAGTAACTTGTTTGCTGCTAAATGGTTGGCAGGACAAGGACACATCCCGATTTTCGGATCAGATTTTCGGGTTGCTGCATCAGGACTCGGAAAGGTCGGCATGGAATTGACCAATGATGACAGGGCAATCCTAGAACGTCTTGGTGTAAATCCTATTATGCAAGACTTTACTGTAATGGGAAACCGAACCTTGAATCAGGACGGCACGGCACTTAAATCGCTCCATGTACGTGAAACATTGAATGTGCTACAACTAGAAGTGACACCTATCGCAAAGGGTGCATTGGGCAAGTTGAATACCGAACAATTGCGTGCAACAGTTAAGGCCCGTGTGGATTCTGTATTGGAACGATACTTGGCAAATGGTGCACTTACATTCGGAAGATCTATAGTTGATTCGACCAACAACGATGGTGACGTTCTTGCTGCACAAATGTTGGTAATAGACATTGAAGTCATTGTTAGCAGCGTTGCCGAGAAGGTTGTTATACGAACAACAACATTCAATAGCACAAGCGAAATCGGTACTGTTATAATCGTATAATCAAATAGTACATACCTTAAAGCCCGAACATATGTTCGGGCAATATTTTAAATAACCCCTACAATACATCTATTATGTTAAGTCATATCACACAGACGGCGGCAGGTTTGAATAAATGGGAGGGATTCCAAACCGACAACTTCCGTCTTACTTTTATTTTCTCGCCCACAATAGCCTTTGAGCCATTGATTACAGAGCACGTAATGTCTTGTACGGGTTGGCAAATTCCCGAAACAGAACTTGCCGAGCAAGATCAGGGGGCAATTCGTCTTTTTGCAAAAAACAAAATTTCCACAAAACAGGAGTTGGCCATTACTCTAAGTCTAAACTTTAACGAGGAGAATGATCTGTATATTTACACATCACTCTTGGCTGCAAAAAATGCCATGAATAATCACAACACATTCGAGCTAGGACTAAAAAGAGACTATGCCTTCGATATCAATGTTGAATATTTCTTGCGAAATAATGTCAAGGTGTATGAGCGAACATTGAAAAATTGTATGTTCTTTGGTGCATTTGGTGCAGGAATTTTTGATGCCGACATTGCTGATTCGGAACTGAAGATGATGGAAGTGAATGTTGCAGGCGAATATTTCCCCGAAACCTCAATTTAATTACATAGAAAATCTTTAATTTCATTATAAACAAAATCCCATACCGAAAATATGGGATTTTTTTACGTTATGTGGTTATGGAAAAAGAATCAAAAAATCTCACGTTACTCAAGGAGCTACTA